ACTCCGGCCAAGTACTCGGCGGGGTCAGGAAGATTAAAGCGCACTACCCCGATGACCCCGGTAGAGATAGCGACGACCCTTTCTAGGTTGGGTTACAAGCGCAGCCCCACGGGGCTGGAAGGCGCGTACAAGCGTTACAACGCCAAGGGTCTGAATAAGAAGAGGTAGTTATGCCAGGAGATTACGGCCGCATGGCGAAGAAGCCCTCCGTCCGGCGTTACAAGAGCAAGAAGAAGAACGCGAAGCAAGCGATCCTTAAGGACGACGCACGCGGTTACCGCAAGCGTCGCGTTGAAGAACTGCGTGCCGATAAGAACCACGACATGTTGCAGCACTTCATTGGGAAGAACGCCACGCGCAAACCCCGTAACTAGAGGAAAAAATGGCTAAGAGAAAATTTGGTGAGCCGCCAGGTCGAACCCGAACTAAGAGGCAAACCAAGAAAAAGGGAAACCGCTACTCGAAGTTTGGATTAGCCCCGGCTTTTGTGGGGGATGTCGCTAAGGGACTCGGTGAAGACCTTGTAAGTATGGGTAAGACCGCGTTCGATCCGCGCCTGCCATTCATGCGGGGGAAGGACGCTGAGAAGGCGAAGCGAGACGCTGCCCTTCTAGGGATGACCGTTATCCCTGGTGGCAAACTAATAAAGCCGATTGCCAAGGTAGCGAAGGCAACCAAGAAGACCACGAAAACTCCTGGCACTTCCACCGTCAAGAAGACGACGAAGAAGGCAGCCGAGAAGAAGACAACCAAGAAGACCACGGCAAAGAAGACGACTGCCCCGGTCAAGCCCAAGTCGATGATCGACAAGCAACGTGCTCGTGACAAGGAGAAGATCGCACGAGCGGATATTAAGAAGGCTGGTCCGGTACCCAAAGGTTACCCGCAGTTCTCTGCGACGAAGGACAAGAGGGGTCCACTACCCTTCACCAAATCTGTCAACAAGCCAAAGTTGACCGCCTCTGCGCGTAAGAAGCAGAAGGAACTCGCCGATAAGCGAAACAAGGGTGACGGCAAGGCACCTCCGGTCACGCGGAGGCCAGCCGATAGCGAAGTTCTCACCGCGCAAGAGATCGCTGACAAGGCTGCAACGAAGCGTCTTAAGGATATTCAACGTCTACGCAAGGACAAGAGTGCTCAGCCCAAGAAGGGCAAGGCTAAGTCTGACGCTCCTGCCAAAAAGACAGTCCAGGTCACGCCAAAGCGTCCTGCTAAGTACGATCCTGAGCCGACCACAACCCGAAACAAGCAGGGTGGACAGGGGCGACAACGTAAGTACACCACTAAGACAGAGGCCGCTCGGGATGCCATGCTCGATAAGGCGACTGGTGGTAAGTGGTCAAAGGGTCTGAAGGACGCACCATTCGGCGCACGCGGAAAGACGGGCTACCCTGGCAAGGAGAAAGCCCATCAGCGAGCAAACAAGCGTGACGCTGCTAAGAGAGAAGCGGAAAAAGGGCGAGGGAAAACCTCAAGCCAGCGCGAGAAGGAAGAGATTAGCAAGGCTCGTACAAAGAAGGCCGGTGGCCAGCAAAAGCAATTTAACGCGATCACAGATACAGGTCTTGGTGGAGATATAAGCGTCTCCCAGATGAGCGCCGCGCAACTTAGGAAGGCTCTTGCCAATCCCAGAAGCGCAACGTCTCGCCTAAAGAAGGATCTTGAGAAGCGAGCCAAGCGCGGGAATCTGCGCGAAGGTGATATGCAGGTTCTCAACCGGCTTCGGGATAACACTCCCGCAAGAACGTCGGAATCACAAGCACGCGACGCGATGCAGTACACGATCAGGCCAAGCGGTCAACCCAACAGGGTTGCAGGAAGCATCAACCCCCCGGCGGTGCCAAAAGCCAGTAATCAGAAGTGGCGAGGCGAAGGCGGCAAAGACGCGCCGAAGGGTCCGAAAGGTAAATCCGGTACAGCCAAGCGTGGCGACAAGATAACCGAGGCGGCCAAGGAAGAAGACGGCGTAACCCGCATTAAGGGTACGGGCGGTCAAGCACGCAGGGTGATCGCACCAAGCAAAGATGTTGCTGTTGCCCGTGGCGGTCCTCGCGGTCGCCGCGTTGGTGGAGGTGCCACATCTGGTCGTAAACCAATCTCCCTTGGCTCTGGCAGGAAAGCACCAAGCAAAGATGTAGTCCGTGGCGAAGTAGTCCGTGGAGGTAGAACTAGCGGTGGCAACAAGGGGCGCACAGCGAGGCCCGTCGATGTCAAGACCAGGCCCGTTGGTGGCGGTCGTGGAAGTTCCGGTCGCGGCCCTGCTGGTCGTGGTACTGCTGGTCGTGGTACTGCTCGCGCTGCTATCGGATCTGGTGCCACAAAGGGCAAGGGCAAGAAAGTAAGGGACATAACTCCTGCTGTCGGGTTACTGGCGGGAGGGGCCATTGGCGCATCCAGGCTAGGAAGTTTCGTTGAGAATAGTGCCCCGAAGGAACCGGACAAGGACAAGGTAACTCCTCGCCCGAAGAAGCCCACGAGCCAGTTGCGGGATAAGTACGGTCGCAAGATTGACCGCACCGAGTTCAACCGACGCGAGGCTTACCGCAAGTCCCTTGAGGGTATGACCGAAGCGGAGAAGAAGAAGGCTCGCAAGGCCGAGATGAAGAAGCGTGAGGCGTACCGCGCCCGTAAGGGTAAGGGAGCGAACATCATTACCCGCAACCTTGACCTGAAGGAAGGCGTATCTAGCCGCAAGGTTAACAAGGAAATGAAGGCTGCTGCCGGTAAGGGTGGCAAGCGTCAAGCGGCAATCGACGCTCGTAAGAAGTACCAAAGGAAAAAGTAGGAGGTAGTCGTGCCGCCTGGTGGATACCAAGCACCACGAAAGCCTGCACCCGTGAGCGGCCCTGGTGCGTTATCAGAGAGAACTGACGGCGCACCGGGGCAATCAATTAAAGATTTGCCCAACGCCGGGTACGGAGAGCAGAAGGACTTCCAGCAAATACAGAAGTCGGCAAAGATGGCGAAGTCTGCCTCGATGCCAAACGTAACTCGGCTTGATGCTCCTACGGAGCGACCGGACGAACCGATTACCGAAGGTAACTCGATGGGTCCAGGTCGAGGGCCGGAGTCTTACGGGATTTCACGCAACATCTCAGAACTCTCGCAGATGGAGATAAGTGATATTGCCCAGTCGTTACCTCTGTTGGAGGGGGCGGCTAACGATCCGAACGCTCCGCGTTCATTTGTCCGATTCGTTCGATACTTGAGAGACAATGCCTAGCCTTCCAGAAGATATTTCAGCAGCCGTAGACGCTTTAGGTGTTGAGCCTGTCGGAATTATTTGGGGTATCGGCATGACTCCGTGGGAGTCTGGCGAGCAGCGTGACTCATTCCTTCGAGCCATTACTGGCGGTGGAAATGAGTAGGTTCATTGGTGACGAAGCGACAACCCTGACTCCTACTGGTGATCTCGGTAAGCCAATCAATGTTGAATCAGAAGTAACTGGTCAACAGATGATTGACGCTGATCGAGCGCGGCAACGAATGGCCCTTCAGGAAGAAGCCGCCACCCCTAACATAATTCAGCGATTCCTCAATCCCGCCCTAGACGCTGTTGATTCCGGCATCGACAAAATAGATAACTTCTACAAAGAGACGGAACAGAATTACACCTCTCTCATTGATTTTGCTGGTACCGCAGTTACGGGTAACGAGCGACTAACGCTGGAAGATACCTACAAGGTATCCCCCGGTCAGGCTATTGAAGCGAACATAGAGGCTCTATTCGATGACAGCGTTCGGTTGGCTGACGATGACTGGCGCGAGTCCCAATGGGGTGCGTCTCTCCGCAACCCGCTTGATGATGACTTCAATGTCAACTATTCGACTGGTGCCATTGACTTCGCCATTGACTGGTACCTAGATCCACTCGTCATCGGGTCCAAGGTTACAAAGGTTCTACGTTTCGGTACGGCATTCGGTAGGTCCATTCCTGGCATGGCGGGTGGCGTAACGCACCGCTTAACATCCGGCAAGGCTGGCCCGAAAGTAGTACAGCAGGTCGGTAATGACATTGACCAGGCAATCGCCAACCCCAGTAGTCAGGTGGGGAGCGTCGGCAAAATCAATCAGATGGCTAGGGATTTAGCCGATAACGATTACAACTACGCGCTCACGGTACGAGAGTTTCGAGGCCCAAATCAGGGAGCCTTGGCTGCGGCAGCGTCATTGATAGATAACGAGAAAACCATGAAGGTGTTTCTCGGAGCGATGACTGGATCGCAGCGGCACATTGACCAACTGGCGAACATCAGGAATGACATCTACACGGATGTTATGAAGTTGGCTCATCCTGATGTGTATGAGCGTCTTGCAGTGCATACGGCAGAGTCGAAAATGCCCGTCGCGCTAGAGCGTTTCCTCGAACCCGGCGCTGACGGCGTGAAACGCATCGACGCTATGCGCGACAACAGCGAAGAGTTCGCCGACATTCTCCGTCAAATGGGGTACGGCTCCAATCTTAAGGGAGTCAAGGCCGCTTCCCGCCTTTCGCAGGAAGTCGGCGGCGGTGCCCTCATTCGAGACTGGCGCTCCCCTTACCAGTCTGCTTTGTACAAGCAGCGCAATGCCCGTAAGTTGCAAGCGGAGAAGCGTGGCACCTCTCCGGCTGCACGCGAGTTTATGTACATCGACAACTTCGGTATTCCTCTTCGCCTGTTTTCTGCCACCAAGCAGTTCTTTACTGGCAAGGAAACCAACGGTCTGGTCAACGTGAGGGGCTTGGAGTCCGGTCGAGGCTTTACTGAGATCAGGGCAGTTGGAACTGACTCCTCGGTTCTGCGTAACTCTGGTTTCGAGCGTGAGGCTTTGGACATTTGGGGTAGGGCTGTAACCCCAGACGAAAAGTTCGTTGCGGTTAAGAAGATTGAGGACCGGGCTTTCGAGATCCAGGTCGCTCACTACCTTGGTAGAAGCGGTCTCGGTGAGCAGATGAAAAAACTGTCCGTCGAGGATCAGCGCAAGGTTATGAAGGATCTCGACGATCTTCGTAGTGACCTGTACAAACGGATTGATAAGCGACGGGCTGAAGTTCTTAGGATCGCTCGTGACCCGAAGCGTGCCTACGCCACATACATTGATCCCGATAATGGCGTTCAGGTAGTCCTTGATAAGCGTCTGCGCTCGCAGTTATCTGTTGCTGAGCCGATGCTTGACATGAAACTTTTACAAAAGACCGCTCGCCTTCTCGTCAATGACTTTTCTAAGCAGTACGACTTAACAAACGATCTATTGGCTGCCGGTGGAAAGACAAGAGTTCCCGGCATAGGCAAGGGTCAAGGCATTAGAAACTGGGGCGTGAACACTCTCGACACCACTCTTGCCTTATGGAAGGCCAGCGTTCTAATTCGTGCGGGTTACACGCAGCGCAACCTTTTCGAGAACTCTCTACGTTCCGTTGCCACTATCGGAATCTTGCCGATGATCGCCAGGATGCCTGGTGGTGTAGCAAAGATAACGAACAACACCTACAAGCGGGGCAAGCAGAGAACCGTTGTGAAGCGGTGGAACCGTCTTGCTAATGAAGAGGCAGAAAAGATCGCCAACTTTAAGGCTCGCATTGCTGAAGGTACTCTCGGTCTTGATGACCGACTAAAGGAGTCAGAGCAGCAACTCGCCGCCCTTTTGGAAAAGATTCGTAAGACTGAACTTAATCTGACCGGGGACGCGCAGAAAGTATTTGGACTGGAACTCTTCAAGGCAACGGGTATCAGGGTTGGGGACGAGTGGTTCACCCCTTGGGATGATGTTACTCGTGACCTGACTTCGATGGGAAACACGAATCGCCAGACCCTTAACGCTCTGATTGATGGTGAGTCTGACGTGCTGGTTGACAGCCGAAAGTACATCATGGTCAACCCTGGCGACCCGCAGTATTGGGACGAGTTAGTCCAATCAGGTGTTCAGTTTGTTGAAGATGAGGTCGCTAAACGAGTCCTGAAAGGTGAGAGCGCAGAGTCCATCATCAAGTGGATGAAGAGCAGCGACGCTCGCTACTACCGAGACGATATGAAGACACCCATTCGCGGTGTCACCGACTACGTTGAAAATCGAGTCGAGTTGGTCGAGCGGTACCTTCCCACGCCACAGTCGAGGCAGATGGTTCTCGATGGCAACGTCGCCCCTGCTCAACTGAAGGCCGAACTGGGGAATCTCATCGAGTCGAAGTTGACCCCGCTTAGCCCGATTCATGGTCGGGAAGTTCAGGAGCAAGTTAAAAATTGGGGAGTTCGCCCCGTCACCAACTGGGTCTTCAACCTCATCGGTGATCTACCGGAGACACACCTGAATCGTCAGCCTTTCTACGACACCGTATGGAGGAAAGAGTTCAACGGTCGGGTCGCTAACGCGCAGGCGCAGGGAACGGAACTCACCAAGGAAGTCCTTGAGTCGATCAACCGCGCTTCCAAAGCACAGGCTTTGCGGGATCTGAAAGAAACGCTCTACACCATCGAGCAATACTCGACGTTGGCTAAGTACCTGCGCTTCATTATCCCCTTCTTCCCTGCCTTCCAGAACACGGCATCAACGTGGGCGAGGATCGCTGCGCGAGACCCTTCTGTCATTCCACGCGCCGATACGTTATACAACCTCCCCAACTCCTTGGGGATGGTGGTTGATGATGACGCGGAGGTAGTTCCTTACGACCGTTACGGGTTCATTCGCGGTGGTGACTCCAACTGGATCATCATGCCTCAGTCCGTTCGGGACTGGTCCATAGAAAAGTTCGGCATTCCTTTCGATGTTCCGCAGGGAAGCCTGAACGTTGCGTTCCCCGGCGAGACTCCATACTTGCCTGGGTTCGGGCCGGTCGTAACCATGCCCGTGAACTGGTTCCTGGCAAACAAGCCAGATGTGCAAAAGATAATTCGTGACACCATTGGCGAAACCTTTTACAAGAACCTTGTCCCGTTCGGTAGGACTGAGCCAGACACTTGGAAACTCGCGGCACCTGGCGGGTGGCGCAAACTCTTAAATTGGCAGGGCGGGGAAGGTAACGACGTTTACCTGGGTCTCGGTGGAGCGATCATGCGAGACGAACACTTCCGCTGGGCCGAAAGTGGAGGCTTGCCTGACGAGAAATACTCGGCAGAAGGAGTCATTGACAAAATCAATGCCTACTTCACGATGAGCGTTCTCGCCTCATTCGGTGGTCCGGTATCTGTTTCTGCTGGATCAGCAAACGCTCTCGCGTTGGGTTACTGGCGCAGGATGCTGGAAGACCCGATGCTTACTTACGACGAGCGCGTAAAGCGACTTGAAGACAAGTTCGGCCCCAATGCTGCGGTGTTGGTTACGTCCACCTCGGAGAAGGTTAAGGGTGTCGGATACACGCTGGACGAGTACCAGCAGCAGAAGAAGTACCAGGATGTAGCCAGGGAATTGGGCAAGATTGACCCCGACCTTGTGGGTCTTATCAGTTCTGGTGTTCCCGCTGGTGAGTTCGATCAGGGTGTTTACACCGCTTTGGGCATGGAAGAGGTGCCGGGTACTGGTGTCCCCTACCGGCAAAAGAAGTCCTTAAGTTTAATGGAGAATGACCTTGCCTTGAGTACCGCTTGGGATGAATACAACGAGATGAAAGATGCTCGGGATGCGGCGCTAGAGGAGATCGGTGCGAGCATCAACAGTAATGCTGCTCGCGGTATCCGTGAGGCTTGGAACTATTTCAAGTACGACTTCATGGAGCAGAAGCACGGACAGCCGTGGGCTACTGCTATTAACGGGTTCGACCTAGACCAGGGTAGAACGTTGCAGGGCATCCAGGTTCTTCTTAATGACGAGGACTTTATGGGCGAGCACGGCAATACGCCGATGTGGATGCAGGTTCGTGAGTACATGGAAACCAGGGCCGCAGGACAGCAGGCCATTGCGGAGGGCGCTGACTCTAGTTCGGTAAACGATATGTGGGCCGTCTACCGGGAGAAGGTCAGGTACTCGTCACTTTTGTTTAGTGACTTCTTTGATATGTACCTCGATAACGATGACGTTGTTAGAGATTACGCGGCGGTGAACTGATATGGCGATTGACTTCACAGGGACGGGTCAGGGATTAAGCCTGACGGGGACGAACGTATCGAGCGCGGTAAACGAATTTAACAGAAAATTTATGGAAGCGACGGGCATGAACTCCGGTTCTGTCGTAAGTGACTCTACCGAATTTCCTGTCCCTGTCGGCCCTGGTCGAGTGGTTGGAACAGATACGTTCGTTAACCCTGACGCTCCTTACATATCTCTGTATGACGCTCGCCGCGAAGTGTTCCCAACGATGACGAACACCGCGATCAAGCAAGAACTCTTGGAACTGAAGGCGACTGATCCGAAGGGTTACAAGGATTTTCTCGACTTGATGGATAAGTCTGGATATGACGACGTTGATGAAATGCTTCAGGGGGCCGCTCTCGCTAAGCAGGATGTGAATGAGTTCCTGAGTAGTCGCGCAGAGTTGGGTTTGTTTGGTTCTGGCTCCGGTGGTCCGACGACCACGGTGACAACGAACGAGTCCAATCGTGGTCAGGCGTTCACGACAGTCAACCCGCAGTTTGAGGCTGGCCTGGGTCGTCAGGTGAACCCTGATGAGGTGGCAGATTTTCAGGAGACTCTTAACCAGTTTGAGCGTGCGAACCCGTATGTGACGACTTCCGGTAGGGGTTTCTCTAAGACTACTGGTGGGTTCAACCCTGCTGAACTGGCTCGGTCTTACGTCCAAGGGCAAGACGATTACGCAGAGTCTCAGGTTGCGTCGAACTTCCTTGGTGTTCTTGATGGCATTCTCGCAGATCCAAGCAATCGACCTGGCCCTGATCTTCAGGAGCGCATGTCAAGGATGGGCTACTAATGGTCTACAACCCGCTAGACAAAGACGGTGACAAAGAAGTTTCTAAGAAGGAGATGAAACGCTTCAATAAAGGGAAGCGGAAAATCGACGAGTTCGAGACCAAGAAGTATGCACAGCAGTTCGGGTACGGAGCGGCCTACCTTGAGAAGAACCAGGGACTCATTGACGTTTTCAATGAGTTGATTGGGGATCTTGTCACCGATGCCTCCATCATTGAGGCTCGCATTAAGGGAAGCGACTGGTACCGCCAGTACAACGTTGAATGGCAAGAGAAGGACAAGCAGCGTTCGGAGTTGGGTGAGGACGCTTTCAACGTCATCATCGACAACGATGTCGAGGAGTTGCGTAAGAGGTTTGAGGCTCGCGGTTCTACCGTCCCTCCTGACGAGGTTCTTCGAGACTTGGCTATCAAGTCTTTCTACGGAGTTTCGGAGCGTCGTAAGAGTTACGAGGATTACGACGAAGAATGGCTTGACGACATTGTTAATGGCTACGTCAACTTCGATAACACCCAGATGGTCGGTGGCGTCGAGGTCTTCGATTTCGACGGTGAGGCGGGTGCTAAGTCAGATGAGTTGTATCAACTTGCTCGGAACTATGGCATTGACACCTCTATGTCGAACACCGCTTTTACTTCTTGGTTTAGGACGACCCTTAATCGTTACCTCGATGGTGACATCCAGAAAAATGCTTTGGATCAGGAACTCAAGGACATGGCTAAGGGCTTGTACCCAGGTCTCGCTAAGCAGATTGATAACGGGTACGACGTTGTTACCGCCATCAATCCCTACCAAAAGGTGATGGCTCAAGAGTTGGAACTTCCCGAACTTGACTTCAATGACCCGCTCATGCAGGGAGTCGTGAACTCGATGGGAGATAACGGTGAGTGGCAGCCTCTTAATCTTTATGACGCTCGAATGATGGCGCGTAAGGATGAGCGGTTTGACTACACATCTACAGCCATTAAGGAGAAGACCGACATTGCTTCGAGGATTCTCAAAGACTTCGGGTTCTTGGGTTAGGTGGTCTGAGTGGCTCTAATTTATGCAGGCGGTCGGTGGCGTGAGGTCGATGACGATGCACAAGCGAACGTAGAACCCCGCAATCCGCGCGTACCTAATAGGCCAGCACCCGGTCCCGGTTCAAAACCGGGCAGAGGACCAGGCAAGTCACCCGAGGCTGTGCCGATGCCCCGACTACCGATGCCTCCGCGAACTCCTACTACTACTACCGACGACAAGCCACCACCGCCAGCGCCTACAGTCACAGGCACTTACCAGAAGAGAGTCCTTGGCGGCTACCTTGCCACGATAGAGCGCCTGTCAGATGGGACAGAGCGCGAGGTTTACCGTGAGCGTTCTCAGTCTGCCGGTGATGCAGTCAACCTGATGTTCCAGAACCTTGGCCTTGGTCAGGGTCTCATTGACAGCATGAACGCCAGTATCAAGAGTTTGTACGCCAACTTCCTTGACCCGTCTGAGGCACAAATCTTGAACGAGATCTACACCTCTGACGCTTACAAGCAACGCTTCAAGGGTAATGAGGTTATTCGTCAAAGGTTGGCTGGTGGTCAGGGTCGCCCAGGCGACCGCATGTTGACACCCGCTCAGTACATCGAGCAGGAGCGTCAGTACCGGGAGATCCTGCAATCCGCTGACATGCCTGGTGGCTTCTACGACTCACCTGATGATTTCACGAATCTGATCGGTAACAGCATCAGCGTTGCTGAGTTCCGCAACCGAGTTGACACGGCATACACGGCACTCAACGAGGCAGATGACTTCTTGAAGGAGCAGTTATCTACATACTATGGATTGACGACGGGCGAGATGGTTTCGTACTTGTTGGACCCGGCGAGGGCGACCCCGATTTTGAATCAGAGGGAGACCAACAATCCGTATGGACTGAACTCGTACAGAGAATTGCAGAGGCAGTACGACACAGCCGAGGTCGGCGCTGCAAGCGAGCGGCTTGGCGGGAAAGATATAGCCAGGGGATTCGCTGAAGAGTTCGTTGACGCTGGCAAGGCTGATAAGGCTGAGCAGGCATTCTCCACAGCCGTTGCAATGGAAGGCGATGTCACTCGCCTAGGCAAGTTGTACGGCGACGACACGATGAACTATCAAGGTATCGCTCGTGAGTCTGCTTCGTTAACTGGTGGCGCTGCCATAGGTAAGCGTCGTCGCAAGTTCGCCAGTAAAGAGCGAGCGCAGTTCAAGAAGGAAAGTGCTCTCGGACGAGGCTCCTTGTCCAAGAGAACAGACGTTTAATACGTCGGGGCATGACAGGTAAGAGGTAAGCGTAAATCGGGGCGGTAACTCCCGCGTTGCTTCCTAACTCCCGTTCGATTCGGGACATGTCCACCCATAGCAGGATCGGTCGGCCCCTGCGTGAGTAGTAGTCCGATAGTCGCTACAGCCATTCGCGGTAACCCCCTTGACGCGATGTGGGTAGTGCAACCCGAAGAAGGGCATACACAGAAAGGGTGTACCGATGGCCCAATACGAGAATGAATACGATGAAGAGTCGATGTCCGGCTCTGATCTTATTAAGCACCTCCGCAAGCAGATCAAGGATCTGTCTTCAACGCTCGATGAGCGTGATGACCAACTCGATGAGTTGTATACGGAGGTTAGGTTCAACGACCTAGCAGCAGCACTCGAAGAGTCTGGCGTAAGTCCAGAACTTGCACAGTATGTGCCGGATGAGGTTGAGGATATGGATGACCTCTACGGCTGGCTTGACGAGAACGCTGAGATATTCGGCATTGAGGCTGTCGATGACGAAGGACAGGATTATGAAGAGGAGCAATCCTTGATTGATCCGGCAGTCGTTCGTGCCGCAGAAGATATGGCTCGGTTAACGGACGGTGGGATTGACCCCACCGTTGGCACATCTGTCGAGGACTTAATTAATTCAGCGCAGAGTCCCGAAGAGTTGCAAGCCATTCTACGCGGTCAGTAAACAAGTCCAACGAAAAAGTGAAAGGAGGCGAAGATGGCTAACAACCCAATCGGTACCACGAGTCACACTCATACCGCTGACTCGACCAGTACCACCACGATGGGGCACCTAGTTGTCACCGCCTATGACAAATTCGTTGAGATGGCCCTTCGCTCGGAACCCATGTTCCGTAAATTCGCCGATAAGAAGCCAGTCGATGTTACATCGCCGGGTTCTACTGTCGTTTTCCAACTGCATAACGACATTGCGCGGGTTACTGCGGCTCTCAACGAGACTCAGGACATTACCTCTACTGCGATGGAGAACACCAACAAGGTTGCTGTTACCGTCAATGAATATGGTAATGCCGTAACGACCACGGAGCGGTTGTCTTTGGAGGCTATCTCCCGAGTTGACCCAGCCGTGGCCGACGTACTCGCGTTTAATCAACGCGACAGCCTTGACGCTCTGGTGTGGGCAGTCATGGTTGGTGCTCAGACAGCATTCACCAACTCTGCGGGGTCTTCAAGTACCCCGGCTCTGCCTGGTGAGAACCTGTCTGGCGGCACGCCTGGAACCATCACCTCGGCTTCCATTCGGAAGGCGGTCAGCAAGTTGCGCGGCGCTAACGTCCAGCCCCGCGAAGGTTCCTACTTCATGGGATTCATGCACCCAGATGTTTCTTTCGATCTTCGGAGCGAAGCAAACACTCAGGGTAATGACCAATGGCGTGCACCCCACGTTTACAACGAATCCGGTGTCGGAGCAATCTGGGACGGAGAAGTAGGCGTATTCGAGGGAGTCAAGTGGGTAGAGACTCCGCGTGCAGAATCCCAATCGGGTTCTGGCGCGAACAAGATCTACGACACCTTGATTATCGGCAAGCAGGCGCTTGTCGAAGCGGTTCAGTACGAACCGAAAACGATTGTATCGCCGGACGTTGACAAGTTGCGTCGGTTCCGCACCGTGGGATGGAAGTTCTACGGCGGCTGGAATACGTTCCGCAACGAAGCGCGTTACAGCATCAAGGTCAAGAGCAGCATCGCTGCCTAGCCGTTGTGTGGAGGGGTCGGCCTTCGGGTCGGCCCCTCTGCCATGACAAGGAAAAAATGCCAACGTTTAAGACTCCTCATCGTCACATTAAGTACGGGTTAGAAAACCCTTTGTGGTGGGCTGAAGTTGTCGAGGGCTATTGGGTTGTGAAGACAGCCGAAGGGACTTGGCAACAACTTGTTTGCCCCACTCCTGAATTTATTCGTTCGTGTCAAGCCTCTTATCAGGGAGGAATGATCCACGAAATCACTCAAGCACAAGCCGACGAACTGACGGCAGGCGGTTACGGAAGTTATGTCACTACATAGGCACATCACGCATCCAGATTTTGTTGAGGGCTGCTTCGGCTGCAAGGCATCTACTTTGCAATGGGTCTCGATGGACGCTCAGAACAAGAACCGGGCGAATGATCGGGAGTTGGATGCGTACAGGTCTGCCCGTAAGCAAGGCATTCAACCCAGGTCAACGCAGATGAAAGACATTACCCTCGCGGTTCGCGCCTCTGAGCAAGTCGGTCGGGCGGTCAAGGCATGAGCACTTTCCTTGAGATTACAGAAGAAACTCTTGCAGAGGTTTCTTCGTATGTTCGCAACCAAGAATCCCTCACGGTTCTGTTGCAGTCGGTTTCGGATACTGACTTGACCTTCACGGTTGATGATGCAACCGCTCTTAGTCGAGGTATCGCTGAGATAGGCGATGAACTTATTTACATCAAGTCGGTCAATAAGACCGCTGGCACGGTCGAGATCATGCCCGGTGGTCGAGGCTTCCGTGGAAGCACCGCTACTGCTCACTCCGTAAATGCCTTTATTCGCAATAATCCGACATTCCCCCGAACTCAGGTAAAACGGGCAATCAACGACACGATCCAGGGTATTGACCTTGTTGCCATCGGAAGTCACACGTTTACCTTCGACGGCGTTACTTACGCCTATCCCCTGCCGACGGACTTCGAGGAAATTACTGGGGTCTCATTTGACGCGGTTGGGCCGACAGATGTTTGGCACCTTCTGAAGCGGTATCGAGTGGACAGGAACTTCAGGGTTGATGGTGCTCCTAGCACCGTCAGGTCGGCCATTGTTTTGCTTGAGGCTCCGATGGCTGGTCGAGATGTTCGTGTGCAATACACGAAGTACCCGTCTCCCCTGGCAAACAACTCGGACAACTTTGCGTCCACAAGTGGTCTTCCGCAATCGACGGAAGACGTAATCCGTCTTGGTGCTATGTGGCGTTTGGTCAGCACGATTGATCCCGGCAAGGTGACGGCGGTGTCGCCGTCGGCAGACGCTATGGATGCTCCCTTCGAGGTGGGGCAATCCTCCTCTGTCGCTCGCTACTTGTACCAGTTGTTCGGTGTTCGCCTGTCTGAGGAAAAAGCGAAGCAACAGAAAAATTATCTATCAATCATTCAGTACGCGAGGTAAGAAAGTATGGGAACTCCCGCTCGGTATTACTCTTCCACATCAGTTACCACGACACTTTCGCTGTCTATCTCTTCAACCGACGTTGCTATTCAGGTTGCTTCATCTAGCGGCTTCCCGTCCAGTTATCCGTTTACTTTGATCCTGGCGAAGGACTCAGCCAATGAAGAGATCCTTACGGTGACTGCGCTAGTCGGCTCTCAGTTTACGGTCACGCGAGGTGTCGATGGAACGTCTGCACGAAGCCATACGGCTGGGACTTCTGTTGAGCACGGTGTATCTGCGCTCGACTTCACAGACCAGCGCAGCCATCAGGCTGCCGCAGCCAATGTTCACGACATCGGCTCGACGGCGAGCGTTGTTGGCACAGACACTACGCAAACGCTGACCAACAAGACGCTGACTTCCACCACTCTTGGTGGTGACTTGGTTGCCGGAACCAACAAGATTACCGGCTTGGGAGATCCTGCTTCAGCGCAAGATGCTGCTACGAAGAACTTCGTTGAGACTGGCGTGACCAGTCAAGTTGTGGCTGCAACCACTCAGGCCACCAACGCGGCAACCTCAGCAACGGCTTCGGCTGCCTCGGCGTCAGCGGCTTCGACCAGCGAAACTAATAGCGCAAACAGCGCCACAGCGAGTGCAAACAGTTCCACAACCGCCAACTCAAGTCAGGTAGCAGCGGCGTCCTCGGAAACGAACGCGGCTGCTTCGGCGGCAGCGGC